CTGACCAGGCCGATGTGCTCTGCGATTGCCTTGCAGCCACAGCTCAGCTTTATCTGTCGGGCCGTACCAGACCACTGTAGTGGCAGCGGCAAACTGGTTGATGCCGTGAGCCACTGCCTGCGGGTCGCAAACCGCGACTCTAATCTTTTCATCCGCTCGGAAGGCAGCAATGAATTTCTCCCTGTCTTTGATCGGCACTTCGCCATTGATCTTGATGACGCCGTGGCCTTCCTTGGCTAGATGATCAACTAGCATATTGATCACACTGGTCAAGGGTACCATGACTAACACTTTGCGGGTGGCAGTTTCAATGAGCTCCTCGAGCGCCGCCAATCGCGGGCCGGCATCGATCGCGTGGGCCTGGTGCTCGTGGTCGTAAACCGCGCCCTGGACGATCTGCAAGGCTTTGGCCCTGGCCGCGGCCTCGTTGGCCGGCGTGATGCCGGCGCCGTCGAGCTCGAGGTGCAGCTCGCGCTTGAGCTCGCGCAATAGCTTATCCTGAACGGTAGTAAGCGGGATCTCGCGCTGCTGCACGGTGCAGGGCGGGCCATCCCAGATCTCCTCGATACCGAAGCGGATCGCAGGCTGCAGCAGCTTGGCCGCCGCTTCATAGGAGCCGTGCGCCGGCAACCACTTGAACCGCGAGACTTGCACCATGGTGCGGCGGTGGAAGTCGGTATACGACTCGCCGCCGGCATTGTTCACAAGTCGCGCCAATCCATAAGCGTCGGTAGGCGCATTAGGGACGGGGGTGCCGGTGAGCAGCCATAAATACGGCATTCGCGCGGCCTGATACAGTACGCTTGCCACGCGATGACGGCCAGTTCGTCGATCCCGATAAACTGATGCTTCGTCCACGATCGATATTTTGATGTCGTGCCGGTTATACAAGTCGGCAGAGAGTCCCCCGAGGTCAAAACGGCGTCGGAGCTTGGCGCCGACTTTAAGACCATCGGGATTAATAATATAAAAGTCGGCAGGCTCCGCCAGTTGCTCACGACGTTTCTCCCCATCCCCGTGGTGAATGATCTGATAGCTTCGTCGCGTCATGAAATTCGAAAACAGCGCATCGGCCCAAACCCGTTGCAGCGTATTAAGCGGCGCATTGATCAGGCAGCGGCACTGGCTCGGCGGGTATTGCTGCATGATGAAATCTGCAGCCCACAGCGCAGCCAACGTCTTCATCGTGCCCATGTCGCTAAGATTGAACGAGCGGGCGTGCAGCACCAGAAAGTTCGCCATCAGCTTCTGGGCCGCAGTCGGATGGTCAATATCAGGTCCATGTGGCCAGTCGTAGAATTCCATGACTGGCGCCACAGGCAGATTGAACCGCCGTAATAGCTGACTGTTGTAGAGAGTACGCGGTACAGCAATTGCGTCAAAACGAATGCGGTACGCAGTTTTAATCGAATTAAGTACATGGCGATAAACTGCGTCATCATAGCCTCGATAGACCAGATTATTCCGGTATAGATAGAATTCAGGTTGCATAGGGTTGGATCGAATAGGTTGAGCCAGGGCCGCCGGTGCCCTTGATCTGGATGCCGTGCGGGCGCAGCCAGCGCTCGTTCATTTGTTTGATGTGAACCGCTAACACATTATCCCACAGCGGGCCGCCATCAGGACGATCGTGATAAACCGCGTTCATCAAGTCGCGTCGGGTGATGTCGTGAGATTTTCGCACCACGTCATAGATGCGTTGCTTGACTTCCGGCATGCGGATTGCCGGCGGGATTATTTGGCCGCAGCAGGAGCAGATTCTAGGAGCCATATGGCCATTCCTTTAATGATTTCTTCACTTGTTCCGATAAAAGCCAGTCCTCCAGATCCGAAAATGGTATCGATCGTGTGGCGCTGTCTTGCCGTAAATGCAGATGGTTTATAGCCTTCTTTTTTAACTTCGATTCCAACGAAGCGACCCCTAACACAAGCAAGGCAGTCGATCGTGGTGGCGCCATAGCCAGTCTGAACCGGCCAAAACTGATAAGCACCAATCTGCGATAGATATTTTTTAACCTTGGATTTTTCATAGCCTTCCGGCGTCACTGCCTTGTCTCCGTACTCGGTGCCGTTGGCGTGCCGAATTCGACCTCTGTCGCCATCGACAGATCCATTATCGCCTTGATTAGCGGCAACGGGATGTAAAGTGAATCGGTCAGCACCATGCCGATCGAGCGCACGCCGTGAACGAATTGTGGGAGAGAAAAATCGGGCGGCTTATGGAAGTTAACCCACGAGCCATCCGTGAACAGGATTTTGATTTGCTCTCCGGCCATCACGCCAACCAGATCGCGCTGATGATGCAGAGCGTCATGCCGAGAATGTCGATGATTGCGGTGTGATCCACGAAAACCTCCCAAGGTTGATAATCATGGATACAATGACAACGAGTAAAATGTCAACTACTTTGTTCTATTAAATTCACACTGTTTTACCGGGCAAAACCCGCACATCGGTCCCTGGCTCGCCGGCCAGGCACCCGAGTAAACCGAGAATTTAACGTCGTGCATGCGCGAATCGATCTCGGCCCAGGTGGTCTCGACGTCGCTTAAATCGTGCTTGGCGCCGAGCTTCCCGGCCGCCCCCTCGCCGAGCCACACATACCAGCCCCAGATCTGACGAACATCGGGATTGCGCGCCTGCGCCAGAACCGCCTGGCAACGCAGTTCGAAATTATCCTCGCGGACCTTCCCCGTTTTCCAATCAAATAAACGCAATGTGTGATCGCCAGGCGTGAGCACCACGTCGGCCTTGCCGCGGCCATAACAATCATCATCAAAGAAGTCGCAAGGGCTGCCATCCTCGCGGACGGCAAGCTTTACTTCCGTCTCAACGGATTGACCGGCGAAGGCCCTCGCCCAGGACGCGAACTTGGCTGTCTCGCCCGCGAGCGGCTCGCTCTTTGCGATGGCTTTGTCGAGGGCCGCATGGACCGTGTTGCCCCACCGAAGCGCCGCGGTGTCTTCATGTTTGACATCCTTTGCAACATACTTGTGGAATGCTCGCTTGCGACAGATCTGATAGTCGTTGAGAAACGAGTAAGACCATTTCGGAATCACTGCGACCATGGATAGATGACCTCGACTTCCTCGTCGGTCTGCAATGAAAGCCGCTGCATGATCCCAGGCGATAGATCACAGCATCTGCCGGTCTCGGCGGCCGGACCCCAATCTGCTGGATGAGCGGTCACGTGCTTGCCAGTCCTAGGATTGAGAACGCGCGCGACTTGCTTGCCGGCGAGTTTTTTCTTGCTGAATTGCTGATAGTCCCAACGCATCGCTAGATAATTTGCTTCAGGGTCGAGCTGTCGAGCATTGCCTGTCGTCCCTGGCGGGCTTTCATCAAGAAATAAATGTGGCTTGTTCTCCGGATTCACACCCTCTGCTTCTAGAGCCAACCCCTCTGAGGGCGAAACGCCCATGTCGTCGGGCCCGCCAAACCACGAGCATTTGCCGATCGCGCGCACATATTTTTCCGCCACTGCATCACCCGGCACCATGTCGGCGAGCGCTTGGCAGATGGCCTCAAACGATTTTTGGTAGTACTCAACATCGACCGTTGAGTCGACAAAGCAGATCTCAAGCAAGATCGCAGGAGCATTGGTCTTGTTTAAGAACCAAAGGTCGCTGCGATATTTGCTCCCTCTGTTTATTAGCCCACTGGCATTGGAGATCGCCAGCGCCACGCGCGACGCCAAATCATCCTGCGTCACATACAGACACTCCGTGCCCATGGCCGAAGTGGTGTTCATGTATGCATTGAAATGAATCGACACATGCAGATCGGCATCGCCGTCAAACTGCGCATTGTGCCAGTTGGTAATATTTTTAAGGTTCTGTTCCTGAGTGGTCGCAGTGTTCTCGTGGAATATGAGCGCTTCGGGAATAAGCTCGCCAAGCCGGTCGACCATGCGACGCGCCTGCTCGACCTCGTCGATCAATCCAGACGCGCCGCGTACGTACTTGCCATGCCCTGAGCTGATAGCAATCTTCATCTGTACACCGCGATGTAGGCTAATGCAGCGATCGTCACTACCAGCACCATGTCGTACCTGGTCACGCCGCGTTAGGCTCCTTGTACTTTGGCGGAAGATAATCTTTGATTTGCGTCTCGATCGAGCCTT